GCGCTCAGTACCGCGTCCGGGGTCTCCGTTCGGAGGTGATGCTCCCATCACCGGAGACCGCGGTCACCTGTCAAGTGACACACCCTTTTCGCTCGTTCGGGATCCGATGGGGGGCCCGGTTTCCTATGGACGCCGAAGCTCCCTGCGACCCCCCGGACCTGGGCAGCGATGCCCAGACAGCCGGTGCGAGCACCGGAATACCGCCTTCGGAGGTACTTCCAGGTGTGATCTTTTACAGGTGACCGCCCACTCTTGCAGCCCCCACACCTAGGGTCGGCCGGAGCGTTGGCGGCACAATAAAGTACTCGCCACGCGACTCGGCAAGGAAGGTTGCCAACCCCTTTGCCAAGTTCACCGGCCGGTCTGTCAACCGCGGGAAGGGAACGAGGGAGTTAAGCTCTCCCAAGACCTTCCGTAACGACGCGGCGACAGACCGTGGGCTCAGAACACGACGGCGAGCCGAGGGAAAACCCTCGAACAAGTCAAAAGCGCTCGTTAAAGGCGCAGCGACTTGCCTCTCGAACTCATCGAGACTCACCTTCGTGACACGCTCTGAGTCCACTTCCCTACCCAGCTCTTCATGCCATGCGGCCACCTCCTCCTTGACCCAAGAGTCGAGCGCGGGGTGCGAACCCACGCTACGACTCTGCCACGGGCCAAGGAGCTTGAGGAGGAGAGGCGCGGAGCGCCGGCCTTGTGACATAACGACTCGCAGAGCCCTAGCCCAATAGGGTTTAAGGGTTGCGAGCGCTTGCGCCACTTGGTCGGGCTCCCCGGGAAACCCGGGGCCTCCAAACTCGCGTGGAATGAAGGGGTTGAGGCCAACGGCACGAAGCCGACGGAAATCAGCTTCGTATACCTTGGACACCAGCCAAGGGACCCCAGGGGCGTAGCTGGCAGCTGCGCCTCTGGTGAAGGAAGGTTCTTCGTCCCCCCCGCGCTTTACGCGCGAGGAGGTACCGAAAGAGCCGACCGACACGGTCCCTAGCCACTTAAGGTGCCCGGCCTCAACGACACAGAGCTTCTCCACCAAGCAACCGGCGCACGCCCCAAGCGTGTCTTTGGCGACGGAAACGCCGCCGCCGGTCGCCTCTAGGAGCCTATCGTACTTCCACGAGGAAGCCAACGAACCAACGGCAAACAGGTCGTCACCGACGATCCTGATCCGCTGGTCCTGCCACGACTGCGTTGCCAACCAAAGGTTGTACAGCGACAGCAGTGGCCAAGTTGGCCCCGCCCCCATCAGAGGGGCACCCGTCGTCAGCCAGGACCCATCACGGTCCTCGACTAACACGGGCCTCGCGAAGCACCTCAAGGCTGCCTCGAGACTCGTCCCTGACAACCCCTGACCGCGGCAGAGGCCGCGAACAAGGGCCTCCGCAAGAGGCCCAGGGATTAAGTCAGAGGCACGAGTAAGGTCTGCAGACCGTAAGAGCTCACCCTCCCTGACTGGCCAGTCAGGTTCAATCGGGTCCTCGAACGGATTAACACGCGGATCCTGGGCCAACAGGCTCAGGAGCCACGAGTTAAGGTAGACGCCGACTGATGAAGCGTAGGAGTCAAGGGGTGTAACAACACGCACCTTGCCACCACGCTCTCGGACGACTACCCTGCGGCAACGGAGAGGCTCTTGTCCCTCTCCGAAGTGTTTCATAGCGCGCATGCGGATAAGCGAGGAGGCGAGCTGAATGAACAGCTCGCGCTGCGCCTCCCATGCCTCTAGGGTGAAACCTAGATCCTCGGCATACCTCTTTTCCCATGGAAAGAGTGCCGCCGAAAGCGTATTAACACAACGGAGAGCCCCCCCGGGCATCTCGCCCCACTTCACCGGGTCCACAATTGTGAACTCAGGGAAGAAGGGGGTCAACAATGCCCGTAGAGCAGGGACGTCTTCTAAGCTAATAGGCAATTCGCGAAGGGTCTCAGACCCTTCTCGAGCCGCCTGTCGCCATCCACCGGAGGACCGGGGTGCGTCCGCGCCAGCAGACGCTCCAAGGGAGACACGGCCAACGCCGGTCTTCCCATGGGCCCACCGGGCAGCAAACCGAAACGCCGACTTACGAAGGCGTCTCGGCACATTGAAGACCCGAGTAAGGTCTACCTTGTGCTGCTCGAGCGAGTTCTTCACGGCCTCCTCGGTAGGGTAGGGCCCTGCCCTGCCGAACCGGGAGAGTTGGAAGAGTACACGCGATCTCTCCTCGGGTGCCAACCCGTTGAGAGAAAGCGTGCCTCGCAGGATGGAGGAGATGGCTTCAGCCTTAAAGTCTACCGACCGCTGGCGCAGTTCGGCAGACAAGGCCTTCGCTGACTTGTCGTCTGCAACCCGCCGAAGCAGGTCACGGACGGAAACCAGCGCCGCGAGATCGTGGCGGTCTCGCGGGCCATCATCCAGAAGACGTGGGACGATCTTAGGGAAAGCCAGCGTAAGAGCGCGAAAAACGCACTCTTGCCACTCGCACGCCCTAAGGTCATTGGGGAGGTTCCACCCTCCCCTGGGGGCTGCATTCATAAACCGGCGAAGGAGTGGAAGCTGCATGCATGGCTTCCGCCCGTCTCTGATGGGTACTCCACCAGAGCTCCCCCGCCTCACCGCTCCAGCGGTGGCGGCAGCTCTGCGCCGGGTTACGGATCGAACCCGACTCAATGAAGAGGTTCCTTTCGTACTAC